TCGATTATCAATGCCACCTAGCATTTCGAAAAGTTTATTGTAACTTTGTTCGAGAACTGGTTCAAGTTTTTCTTCGCAAACTGTATTAACAAACTCGAGTGGATTTTTAGGATTTACTGCTTCAACAAGATCATTCAAACAAACGTAAACTGAATCTGTATCGATAGCAAGTACATAATCTTTCGATGTTTTAAGGATTTTATTGAGATATTGATTGATTGCTTTTTCTGCCCATCGAATAGTTAGCTGACCAGTAAGAGTAATACCTTCAGCGATACGTTGATCAAAAAATCTAAAGTACTTATTACCTAACGCACCATAAAGTGAGTTAAGAAGAATCTTAATAGACATTTGTTGGTTTTCAGCAATAGCAATATCACGTTGTATTCGATACAATTCTTGTTTATCTTCTTTATTTACTTTTTGTAATTCTTGTTGAGATGCGAGCATTTGTTTTTTGATTATAACACGTTCGCTGTACATCTGATCAATAATCTTTGGTAAAATACCTTTTTCTGTTGTTTTGAAATATTGACCTGATGCTGCAACACACTTATTGTCTATATCTACATTTACACCTTGAATACACTTATCAACATCGAGAGCAATAACTTTACCATCGATGATTGTTTCAGGTGACATATTGTATTGCATAATGATGGATGGATATAGAGAGTTTAAATCGAAAGAAACAACCCAATCGTGCATACCAACATGAGGATCTTTTACATAACCACCAGGATATGGTGATTTGAACTTTTCTTCTGCGAATGGAACAATTACATTATTCTCGTATAGATTTCGAAATATAATTGCATCCCATATAGCAGTTGTACCCATCACATCGCCATAGTTAACACCACCACGATATGCCATTGTAAGTGCTAGTGTAATCAAACCCATTTTATCTTCGATACGATCCACCAATTCAACGTCTTTAATATTATAATCAATAAACTTTTGATAATCGTATTTGTATAATGTGTGTAGATTACCAAATTCTTCATATGATAACTTACGTTCACCAAGAACTACATGAGCAATATGATCAAGTTTATAGGATTCTTGTGGACCATATGAGTAACCAAACTTTTTGAATAAATCAAGATAATCCATTTGAGCAATACCTTGAATTTCGTATGCAATGTGTTTACGTTGCATTGTAGTAACATCTCTTCGATCAATTAATCCCCATGGAGATAAGCGTTTAACAACTTCTTCGCCATGAATACGAAATATACGATTTACAATGTAAGGTATATCAAAGAATCTTGAGTTCCAACCAGTAACAACATCGGGGCAGTTTGAAGGTAATGACCAATGACCAATAAAATCAAGTAGAAGGTCAGCTTCGGTATTACATTTTTTGTAAATTACACGATTATCTTGCATATAACCATTTTCTACATCGTAATCACCTAAACCCCAAACGTAATATGTATTATCAATATTGTTTTTAATTGTGATTGCAGTAATTTCGTGTGCTGCTTGTTCTGGTTCTGGGAAACCAGCATCTGATTGTACTTCGATATCGATTGTAGTTACATTAATTTGATTACGATCAAATTCGATATCTCCAGGAAATTCATCGTTAATAAATGCTGGAATGTGTTTGTCATTTCCATATATGTGTCTACCAACAACTTGTTTGTTTACTTGAAGCCATTCTTTTGCATCGCGCATAGAATCGAATTGAATAGGAGCTACAGAAACTCCATCAAGAGATTTCCAATTTGTTGGTTTATTTGTAGAAACAAAATACGTAGGTTTGTATTTTATTCGTTTTTGAATCTTTTTGCCATTGTCATAACCACGATAAAGTAGATTATTACCATAACGACTAACAGATGTGTAAAATTTCATAATGTGATCACTCTCAATTTATAGTACCTATTATACCATACTTTTTCCATAATGTAAACCATTTTTTTCATATAAAAGTGAAGGGGAGTTTCCTCCCCCTCGTGAGTCTTACAGGACCTAATGCGCTGATAGTTGTAGATACATAATAAATGGAGCTAGTCCTAAAACTATACCTCCAGTTGCTAGCATAACAAATATACCGCTTAGGGTCTCTGCAATGTCCTCGTGTTTCTGCACAAAATGCATTAATGTTTTCATTGCTGTTTCTCCAGTAAATTGAATATTACAATCCACTGGGTGTTCGCTGATACTTATCCTTTAAGAAAAGACTTTTTCTTTGATGCCCCAGCAGACCCTATTTCGATCTTCCTAGGACGCCTTTCTTCGGGAAGTTCAACCCTGGCATACACCACAAGTATTCCATTCTCTAAATCGGCACCATCTATTACAACAAATTCTGAGAGACGGAAGCTCTTCTCAAATTTGCGGGATGATATACCTTTCCATGCATATTCGCGTTCATCACCTTCGATTTTTCCTCGCACTTTCAGAATACCGTCCTTGACTTCAAGTTCGATATCATCATGTGTGAAACCTGCAACAGCTAGCTCGATGAGAAATTTTTCATCATCGATCTTTACAATGTTGTGTGGTGGGTAGTTGTCGTTTCCAGATCTAGCAGAAGTATGAATTCTTTCTAGCTCATCAAACAGGCCTTCAAAGCCTACAAAAAGTGAACGCGGTACGTTCAAAGTATTTCTAACCATGTTTTCCTCCTATTATTAAGCAAGGTTAATTGTAAATGAGACCCGAACCATTCGGCATCTCGGTTTTATTTATACAAACTAAATTGCTAGTTTATACAAATGCACCAAATAACATACCTATCATAAATACGTATAAGTACTTGGCTAAAATCATTTGTTGATTAAACGCTTTTGTTTTTGGTATTAATCTTAATCTTTTTAAATCTTTATTTATTTCTTTCGCTGTCATCTTTATTGCTGTTTCCTATGTTGTATTTAGGACATAGCTGCCATTCAGATTTCTCTTTGAATGGAATCACTTTAATCTGCCTAAGAGGTGCAATATCTTTTGCCTCTTCAGGATTTACAAGTGTAATTAGTCCCCAATCCGCCAACAAGGTAGCAATAGTGTTTCTTCTTTGGATGTCATTTAAGAGCAAATTAGAAGGTTTTCCATCTAATAAGAATAGCTCTTTAAAATGTACAATAAAATATCTGCCTTGTTTGTGTAAAATGTGACAAGACTGATAGAGTTTCTGATCTTTTCTAGAGGCTACACCAATTCTTGTTAGTGTTTCTCTAATCTTTAAAAAATCATCAGGTTCGTTAAGTGTGATCTCGAGCATTGATGCTGGTGACCATGAGACTTCTATGTTATTATTTTCGTTTTCCACCTTTGTAAATCCTATTTTTCATTTCATCTATCTGACTATGATCAAATAATGATAATACAGATTTAGCTTTTTCATCGCTATATCCATAATATTGTTTAATAATTTCAAGATTCTCGATATCTCTGGCTTTTAGCCATTTTGAAAATCTTTTTTTCTTCTTAATTATATTTATAAAAAAATCGAATTGAAGGCGATTGTCTAAATGATGGTTTAGATTCATCTCATTTGCTATTAGAACCGTATCAGAAAAATACGATAAGCCACGATTGACCATAAAAGCGTTATATTCTTTTTCAGCAATATCATCTACCATAATATCTTTCTTAGTAGTGTTAATTGCGTTTAAATATTCAAACGGATTCATTTTCTTGTTGCCTTATATATTCTTCTGCGAATTCTCTTGTATTAAAAGTTCTTTCAGAAACTATAACCATTTGTTCGTTATATTTTACTGCTCTATACTTTTTGTTTTCAAATCCTTCGTAGTGTACTTCTACTATACTCCAACTCATTTAAATTGTACTCCTGCCATGATTTCTGTTAAACACGCAACTGTATTGAGTTCATGATCCGCAACAAATGAATTTTTATATTGATAATCTGCAAGAATCAATACTGCTTGCGGAACCGATGATGGTTCAATATAATCATTCATATTATCGTAAATCTTACGATAAATCGCTGCGGGTTCTGAATCAATATTATTTGCTACCCATTGCCTCATCGCTTTGAAATTTTTATCTTTGAGATGAAGCATTAAATCATTCAACGAAATTTCTGATAATGAAACTAAGATGCCAGAATCAATAACTCCTGATGTTGAATAACGCTGAAGTTCATTAATGACCTTACGCCAATCTGGCATATGTTTCATAATTAATTCAGCTAACACTTGTTCTTCGAATTGTACACCTTCTTCTGATAAGATATATTTACATCTTTCTAAGAATTTGACACACAACTTTGCTGATTGTGCTTTAGAAATATTAAACTCAATTGTTGTACAACGTGAGTGTAAAGGATCGATTATTCTATTCTTAAAGTTGCACGTTAATATAAATCTGCAGTTTGACGAGAATTCTTCTATAAATCCACGTAATGCTGGTTGTGTTGATTGAGCATTAAGATAATCCGCTTCGTCTAGGATGACTACTTTGTAACCACCTTGGAGTGAGATCGACGAAGCGAATTGTTTGATTTTATTCCTAAGAGTATCTATTCCTGATTCTTCTGAACCATTAATTAATAAATAATCCAAATTTAATTCATTGCACAAAGCTTTTGCAACTGTTGTTTTACCAAGACCAGCTGTGCCAGTCAGAAGCATATTGTGTAATTCACCTCCGTTAACAATATCTTCAAAAGTTGATTTAATATTTTGAGGTAAAATACAATCTTTAATTGTTTGTGGTCTATACTTTTCTACCCATAGAAATTCATTCATTATAGCACCTCCCAACCAAGTACAGTGTCTACTCTAAATGACCTCCATGCTTCTTTATCTAGTGCCCAACATGCTACAGCATCAGTATCAGGATTGATACTTTCAATAACGGTTTGAACACCGTTTGCTTTTAAAACTGTTGGATTTAGTGTACAAGGCATAACTCTTATTTCATCAGAGTTAATTTTTTGAAAGGTTACTGTAACTGTACCTTTTTTAAGTGCTTCGATTAAGCGTGATAATTCATTGCGATCCATAATATAATTCCTTAATAATATAATAAAAATTGTGTGGAGGAATTTCACCTCCACGATTAAGAAGTTTAATTAACTTCTTCAGCTTCTACCTGTTCTGGTAGATCGTCACCAGCTGGTGCTTCAGGAACTGCGCCTTCAGGTGCTTCACCTTTAGGAGCTGCAGCATTTAGGAATGCTACTACTCTGTTCCTTAAACCTCCAACGGCTTCGAGTTCCTGACCTTCGAAACCACCACGTCTTGATACGATATCAATGATTTGTACCATAGTTGCGATGTCTTGAAGACTCAGTTGTGGAGCTTCTTGCTCCTCTGCACCTTCAGGTGCCATTACTTCTTCAGTCATTTTCTTCTCCTTTGCAAAGTTAGACTAATTGAGAGATACCTACCCTATGTAGCATACCTCATATTATCCTCATAATGTATATGAGAATTTTTACTGTGCATAGTTATTTATACACCGTATTTCGATGATTTCTCTAAAGCGATAAAATATTCTACTGGAGTATTTACATTTTTCCAATTAGAAATTAGCTTTGAAGAGATCGAAACATCATAATCGCCATGAAGCATTTTTAGATTTGAAATGCTAAAGACGTATTTAAAAATTTCAGTTGATGCGATACCTAAATCGATATCGAACGTATTTGCTGTTGCATCCTTTTCGTCGAATACTTTGGCAGTAATATCTCCACCTTCACAACTAAACATTAGTTCAGCATGACCAAGAACTGCAGCTGCTTTTTTAATTTTATCTAAATTATCTGCAGATAAATTAAAATTCACTTCGCATTCTGGCATTGTGATATCCTTAGTTGGTTGAGTTAGAATCTCCAGTTCAGAATAGTAATATCTGACTTTTTGTCCACCACTACCATGAATAAAGACTGATTTATCTTCAAACACTAGAGTAGGAGAATCAACTAGATTCATCACTGATAAAAATTCACTAAGATCATAGACTCCAAACTCAACTGGAAAATCTTCTGTTACAGTAGCCTTTGCCATAATAGTTTTGGCTTCTGAAATAGTTGATAGACCTTGGCCTGGTTTAAAGACTAAATTTGCGTTAATACCTGAAAAGTTTTTTAAGATATTAATAGTTTCACTTGATATATTCATAATTATTTTCCTCGATTAATTCTATCATGTTCATATAACGCTAACAAAGCATAGTGTAATACTTTCATTAGATCCTTTCGATGATCATTAGGACCACCCTTTTTCCCATACCTAGCATTATATTTGTCGACATTTCCAAGGAAAAATCCTAGACCATGTCCGCGGTCAACTATAACTTCACTTGATTGAAGTCCACCTTGACCATAGTGGGCTCCGTATGTAGAATCGATATACGATTGAAGCTCTTTGATCAGAGCTTCCTCGTTAAACTTGTAATTTGGTTTAGATTTCGCCATCATTGTCCTCATCAAAATTGACGCCTGAATCTACCTTAGAATAAAGATCTAAGAAAGCTTCTTTAGTATCATCATCGAACCTTGCGATACAAAGATCGATTGATTTCATTTTGTTTCCAAAGATGGAGAAAGATTGAACAATGTGGCACAACCTTCTTGTTGAAATCACTTCATCAACACCATCATCATAAAATGTTTTTCTGATAATATCTGCCCAAGAAACTAACTTCTCAGCAAAATCATCATCTTTAGTATCAAACTTTTCCATGTGATTTTTAACAATCTTAGTTTCGATTGAAGGTGATGGAAACTTTTGATCAACTGCAATAGTAAACCTTTCAAGGAAAGCTTCGTCAATAATTGAAGCTGCAGTAAATCTGCCATCTTCTGAACCTTTACCTTTTGTGTTTGCTGTGGCTATAACATTGAAGCCATTCGCAGGAGAAATTGTTTCACCTGTTTTCTTAACAACAACAGGTTTGCCTTCCAATATACCTTGAAGACACATAATTTTATTTGTAGCTCTATCAACTTCGTCAAGAAGTAAGATCGCACCGTTCTCCATTGCTTTGAGAACTGGACCTTTAGAGAATACTGTTTCTCCATCAATAAGTCTGAAACCACCGAGCAAATCATCTTCGTCTGTTTCTGGATTAATTTGAACACGTATAAACTCCTTATTAAGTTTTGCACATGCTTGTTCTACCATAAATGTTTTACCATTTCCTGATAAACCAGAAATGTAAACTGGATAGAACATATTTGATTTAATAACTTTAACGATATCGTGATAAGCTCCCCAAGGTACGAACGTTGGATCAACTTTCGCGAATGTTTTTTCTTCGTTTACAATCGATTGCATTTTGGCAACAGATCCTTTTGGTAAATCAACCACATTCGATTCGTATGGTTGAATAAGTGCGCTAAGATCGTATGTACCAATCTTAACTCTATTTTCCTTTGTAAGAATGGGGTAGAAATCTTTTCCTGTATAACCCATACTTTTTGCAGTACTTTCAATTACATTTTTCCTAAAATGCTTTTGATCTGGATAATTTTTAGATAATTCTTCCAAGATCTTCTGCGTTGATATCTTCAATTCTTTCATAATATAATTCACTCCTTTATCAATTTATGTACCCATTATACCAAATAATGGGACTGTTGTACATGCTTTTTTTCACTTTTTTTCATTTTTTTTAGTTTAGGCAACAGCAGCTCCAAACTTTGTCATTAATACTTTGTTTAATTTCTTACTTTTTGAGTACTTCTTAAACGCTGTACCAATTTGACCTTTTGTTGCATCTTCGTTTACATCAAACTCATCTGCATCTGTATCAAGATTTTTATTACCTTTCACAAGATAGTAAGTATTGTAACCACCGTAACCTTCAACTGTTACACACTTATTTTTAGTATATTCTTTTCTTGCTTCAGATCTCCAATCTTCCCAAATTTTATTTTCTGCCCAACAAATATCTCCTAATTTAGAGTTCCACATGTGATTATTATCTGCCATGAAGAAACCGATCGTATTAATTCCATACGTATCGCTAAGGTTTTGTAGAAGTTTTGCTGTAATTAACCTTCTTGTTTCTGATTTAATTGCTTTACCATCAATAAGAATCTTAAATCCATCATTACTATAATAGTAGTCATCACTTTCGAACTTCATATCTTTCATTTTCTTATCTGAAATAACTCTAAGATGATTTGAATCTCCATCAGTAAATGTAATTAGATTTAACTTTTCAACATTGTTTTTAGCTTTAAACTTTTTACAAATATCATGAGCAATAATTAATGCTTGATTAAGTGGAGTAGAACCCCAATCTTCAGCTTTAGCAATAAAGTTTCCTGATGTCCAACCATCAAGTTCTATTCTCATATGTAGATTTTGTAATGATTCTTCGAAATCTTTTTTCTTCAAAGAAGATGAAGTAAGTAATGGCATTGAAATATCATCTAATTCAACATCTCCATCTTTATACATCTCCCAATTAAAGCTAGTGTTAGTTGATGTAAATGCGTAAACTTCGAATGGAATATTTACAGCTTTACAAAACATCACAGT